CATGGGGAACTAACGTCACAGTAGTTCTACTCCAGACAAAGGGAACCGCAGTATCTGCGACTAACCCTCTTTACACAATGACATGCTTGATTAACAACACGACAGATATCAACGGCGCAGTAGGCGATCTTTCAACACAGAGCCTCACATTCAACGTCTCTGGTACCATCGCTGTTGCAACAACAGGCACATTCTAAGAAACTAAACAAAGGGGCACAGCATGGCAAAGTTAATAGTCACACTAGCGGACAACAGCGTTACCGAGATCGAGATCACTCCTCGCCTTGAGTACGCGTTTGAGCTATATGCTAAAAAGGGATTTCACAAAGCGTTCCGCGATGATGAAAAGCAGTCAGATGTCTATTGGTTGGCGTGGGAAGGCCTTCGACTAAGTGGGGTCACAGTCAAGCCATTCGGTACAGACTTTCTCGAAACTCTAAAGAGTGTAGAGGTTGCAGAGTCTGACCCTTTGGCCTAGGCAGCGATAGCATCCACTATCTCATAGCTCGCTTGAGCATTGAGACGGCTATCGCTCCACAATACTTAATCGATTTAGATTCATCAATGCTCCAGATGTTACTGAAAGCATTGAAAGACCGAGCGAAGGAGCAGAGCGATGCCTACAGAGCTAAAAGGCGCTAGCCAACTTCGTAAGGCTCTCAAGCAATTTTCGCCTGATCTAGATAAAGAAGTACGCGACGAGATGGTCGGATTCTTAAAGCCTTTAGTTAAGAAGGCTAGAGGCTTCCTACCATCTAACGCTGACGCTCCATCAGGATTCGTAAAACATGAAGTTAAGACTGCCACGTTCCCGATGTATGACGCAGGCGAGGCTAGACGAGGCGTAGGTTACAAGCTCACACCGACTAAACCTAACCGCCAAGGTTGGGTGCAGATAGTATCGATTCACAATAAAACCGCGGCAGGTGCAATTGTCGAAACTGCTGGACGTAAGTCCGGCCTTTCTGGCAATTTTAGCCCTCGCTTTTCTGGAACACTTACAGGCCGCGCCAAGATGGCAGGCCGCGCCATGTTTAAGGCTTACGATCAAGATCAGGGTAGGGCTAAGGCTGGCGTTATCAAGGCGCTCGAAACCGCCGCCGCTAAGTTTAACGCGAGAGGTATCTAATGGCTGAGTTACGCATCCCGATCATCGGTGAGTTCAAGGGTCAGAAGGCATTTAGCCAAGCTGGCAAGGCAACTGGCACTTTAGAGAAAGGCGTTAAAAAGCTTGGTAAGACTTTAGCTCTTACTTTTGGAGCGCAGCAGCTTCTAAAATTCGCCAAGAATGCGGCCAAGGCATTTATTGAAGATGAAAAGGCAGCGGTTAGACTTGCTCAATCTGTAAAGAATCTAGGTTTAGCTTTTGAGACTCCACGCATTGAGGAGTTTATTGCTCAATTATCAAAGGCTTCTGGCATTACAGATGACCAACTTCGCCCAGCGATGCAGAAGCTATTGCAGACCACGGGCTCGGTTGCTAAGTCCACAGAATTACTTACTCAAGCCCTAGACATAAGCCGAGGTAGCGGTGTTGATTACGAGACCGTAGTTAATGATCTCAGCATGGCTTATGTGGGGCAGACTAAAGGACTTAAAAAATATGCACTAGGTCTAAGCAATGTAGAACTCAAGACGATGAGTTTCGCAGATGTACAAGCAAAACTTACTAAACAATTCTCAGGCGCTAACGCTTCCTATTTAACGACTTATGCAGGTAAATTAAGCATCCTTTCAACCGCGGCAAGTGAAGCAACGGAAACTATTGGTAAAGGTTTAGTTGACGCTCTTTCAATCCTTGCTGGAGAAAATAATACAGTTCAACCTTTAGCTGATTCAATGGCAGAGTTAGCACAAGGGACTGCGGATGTTATTGTAGGCTTGGCGGATATTGGCTCAGGATTAAGCAACCTAGGTGGTTACGGCGACATAAAATTTGGAACTAAAGGCGCAACACTAAGCGATTTATTTAGTTTCAATTTGAATATGATTCCCCTTATTGGTCCTGTATTAGAAGAAGCACGTCGACGAGGCTCAACTATAAACACGCCGGGAATGGGCGGCTACCCTAGCTCAGCCTTGGGACCCGGTTACTTTGACCAAAACGAAGCAGCTCGTAAAAAGTCAGAAGCAGATGCGGCCAAGCGTAATAAAGAATTAGCCGCACTTCAGAAAAAGACGCTAGATACACAGAAGAAATCTCTAGCCTTACAGAAAGCCTCGAAAACTTTAAACCTTGAGGCTATTGGTATTGAGGCAGCGCTCAAGGGTAAGATTAGCGAAACTGATCGCATCTCCTTGCTATTGCAGAAGGCTATTCTTGAAGGTAACGCAACCCTAGCGACTCAGTTATCCGATCAATTGAATGAAGCAGTAAAGCGAAATAACGACCTAAAAGCAGCGTTATTGGCTACTCCAAAAGCACCGAACCCTTACGCTGATTGGTATCCGCCTATCCTTGCCCCATTATCAACTGGCCAACTGGCAAAATCCGCCTCAAGTTTTGGCGGAGTTATGCCCGACTTCAATGTGCCGGAAAATGCTTACAGCCAAGTGGGCCCTATGGGTGGCCTTGGAGCAGGAGTCATCGCTGGAGTTAATCCAACTATCAACGTCACAGTCGAACTCGATGGGCAGGCAGTCGGTGGAGCAATCCGCGACAGTCAAATAAATGACTCACTATCTGGATCCTTTAGCCAGACCAATAGGTTCAGCTCCAAAGGTGCTATAGCACTATGACTTTACCTGCAACGATCTCAGTATCTTTCGACTTTAGCCAAGGCGCTACTTTCGGATATCCGTTTACTGTGGGAGATGCTAAGTACGGCGTTATCGGAGTTTCACAGTTCGCATCAACAGAAGTCCCTGATCCAGTAGTCGATCTCAGCGATGTCACTCGATCAATCAAGATCAGCCGTGGGCGTAACATCATGCGTGACACCTACGAGGCTGGCAACTGCACAGTCCGAGTCTTAGACCCTAATTCTTATTTCAACCCTCAGAATGTATCTAGTCCTTATTATGGATATCTGACTCCACTGCGAAAGATTCGCGTAGCTGCTACAACTGCCACAGCGCAGGAGTTCCTATTCTCTGGTTATGTCGATTCTTATAAGTATTACTATCCAACAGGGCAGGAGATTGGATACGTCGATATCGTCTGCTCAGATGCCTTCAGACTCTTTCAGATGGCTAACGTGGCTACAGTTGCAGATGCAACGGCTGGACAGACCACAGGAACTCGTATCACAAAGATCCTCGATCAAGTCTCATTCCCTACATCGATGCGTATTACCGACACAGGCAGCACAACAGTCCAGGCAGATCCAGGCACAGCTCGCACATCCTTAGCAGCTCTTAAGGCGGCAGAGTTCGCAGAGCAAGGCGCATTCTTTATCCGCACAGACGGCACAGCAGAATTTAAGGATCGCACCGATGTCGTGGGATCTCTAGCCGCTACACCGATCGAGTTTAATCAGACTACAGGCATCCCCTATTCAGACCTTAAGTACGCCTTCGATGACAAGCTCATCGTCAATCAGGCCAGCATGACACGGGTAGGCGGATCAGCGCAGACTGCAACTAATGCCGCTTCATCGGCTAAGTATTTTCCACATGGCACAACTATTACAGACATGATCCCTGAGACAGATGCACAGGTCTTAGACATCGCTAAGATTTACGTCGCTACTCGCGCAGAGACCACCATCCGCATCGATGCCATGACAGTCGATCTACTCGATACAGATGTACCTACTGACACAATAATTGCACTTGATTACTACGATAACGTTAAGATCACTAACGTCCAGCCCGACGGCTCGACAATTGTGAAGACCTTGCAAGTGCAGGGCTTGGCATGGGATATAACCCCTAACAGCATGAAATGCACAGTTACGACACTCGAACCCACCTGCGAGGGGCTAATCGTTGGAAACGTAAATTACGGTATAATCGGACAATCCATTATGGGTTACTAGGAGATAAACAATGGCAACAGGCTTCCCAGCATCAACAGGCGACATCTTTACAGCCGCAGACTATAACGGGCTAGTAACCTTCGACGTCAAGGCTGACCAGACGGCAGACTACACACTCGTCCTTGCTGACTCCTATCAGGTGCTAGTGCCTATGAATAAGGCCACAGCCGTCAATCTCAGCATTCCGACTAATGCAACAGCAGCCATTCCTGTCGGTTCAGTCATCACAGTTCTTAACAAAGGCGCTGGAGCAGTCACCATCAAGGCTGTAACATCTGGCACTACTACAGTCCTTTCAGCTGGAGCAGTAGCGGCTCAGCCTACCCTTGCTCAATATAAGTCAGCGGCCTGCATCAAAGTAGCTACAGATACTTGGTACATCGTCGGAGCTATTGGCTAATGATTGCTAATACAATCGCAGGCATACTAGCGCCTGCTCAGGGCGCAGTTGTGACAGGGGGAACCCTTTACACTTCTGGCGGTTTTAATTATCGTGTCTTTACGGGCAACGGCTCACTAGTTGTATCTGGCGGAAGCATTTCAGCAGACGTGTTAGTAATCGCAGGCGGAGCTTCTGGTGGTAATTATTATGCAGGAGCAGGTGGAGCAGGCGGAGTGTGTTATCAAGCAGGCAGAAGTCTTACACCTGCGACTTATTCAATAACAGTTGGAGCAGGTGGAGCAGCGGCCACGGGAACTGGAGTCGATGGAAACGTCGGCATCAATTCAACCTTTGACACTATTACAGCCCTAGGCGGCGGACAAGGTGCAACATGGCCTGTCGCTGGTCGTAATGGTTATGCAGGCGGTTCTGGCGGTGGTGGTTCAATGGGAACAGCTGCAGGTAATACGACAAGCGGTGGAGCTGCAACTCAGGGCAACTCAGGTGGTGCTACAGGTTATGGAAATGCTGGCGGTGGAGGTTATCGCGGCACAGGGATTTTTCTTGGTGGCGGCGGTGGAGGTGCGGGCGCAGCAGCTGTGAACACAGGTGTAGCAACAATAGGCACAGGTGGAGCAGGTCTTAATACTTGGTCTAGTTGGGCAAGTGCAACATCGACGGGTGTGAGCGGTTATTATGCAGGCGGCGGTGGAGGATCTGTTGAAGGTCTAACACAGGCTCAAGGTGGAGCAGGCGGAGGCGGTAAAGGTGAACTATTCTCACCTTCGACAGCACCTACGGCAGGCACGACGAACACAGGTTCCGGTGGTGGTGGTGCAGTTTCTAACACGACGAGCTCTGGCGCAGGTGGTTCTGGAATTGTAATCGTAAGGTGGGCAGCATGAGTCACTGGGCAGAATTAGACGCAGACTCTAAAGTCATCCGCGTCCTAGTTGGAGACAACAACGATCCAGCAGGCGATGAAGGCTATCAATGGCTTATCAATAATCTTGGCGGCACATGGGTCAAGACAAGTTATAATTCTAAAATTCGCTACAACTTCGCAGGCGTTGGATATACCTATGATCCGATCGATGATGCATTCATCGCACCTATGCCTGAGTGTGGTCATGATTCCTTATTACTTAACGATCTAAAGCGATGGGAGTGTGCAACCTGTGAAGCCGAGGCTAAGCAAGTCCGCGATTCAGCTTAGAGAGCAGATCGATGATGCATTCCCAGATAGAGATAGAACTTCAGACGGCTGGATCGGTGACACAAGACACGCTACTCGCAAGTCTGATCATAATCCAGATGTACAAGGATGGGTTCGTGCC